GTAAAACTTTCTAACGCTTCTTGGAAGGAAGTTGGTGTACTTGGTTCTCAGACAATCAGAACAGATACACAGAAGATTGGTGAGTACAAGTTAGGTATCAACACTGTTGCTCGTGCTGCACATGATGATTATGCAGAAGCATTTGTATCTACTGCAACTGATCCACTTGCTAACTTAGATGTTGTTGGTACTGCATGGATCAGTGGTAAGACTATTGCAAACTTTGCTGCTCATGCAACATTAGCAGCAAGAACTCTAACACCTCAAGACCATGCATTTATGGTTGGTGGTGATAGTGCAACTCCTAATAATGCAGCAACATTCAGAGTTTCTACTACAAACAGTGGTAGGGTTGGTATTAATACATCTCTAACAGATATGAACAGTGCCTTAACTGTCACTGGAACATCTGAGTTCACTGAAAATGCTATATTCCAAAAGGATATTAATGTTAATGGTGCTGATAGTAGTAGTACTAGTACTAATACTGCTAACATCAAGACAACTATTTCTGATGGAACAGCAACACTGTTCAATGAGACTACATTCTTAGGTTTAACATCTGGAACAAGACCAACTCAAGGTTTATTAGTTGCTGGATCAGCAAGAAATATTGAGATTGGTAATGTACAGACTGCATCACAGAATATTAAGATTGGTAATACTAGTACTGATAGTGAAATCACTATAGGTGATAGTGTTGATGGTTCTAATGCTAATAAGTCTAAGATAACTGTTGGTGGTGCATTTGCAAGTAATGAGTCTGATTCTTTTGTACAGATTGATACTAAGGCACTTAAGATTGCTGGTGATACAATCATTGGTACAAGAAGAGGACTATCTGATGTTACTAAGTTTGAGTCTCCATCTGGAACTGTTGAGTTCTTATCTGGTAACAGTGTAACAAGTACTGTTGATTTTGCTACTAATGCTTCCACATTAACTATTGCTGGTCAGGGTGGTACTACAACAATTAGAAATAATTTGGTTGTTGATTCCACTGCTAGATTTAATGCTTCTACAACTCTTTGTGGTGGTTATGCTGCTTACTCCTTCGTTGGAACTAGAGCACAAGCTGGAACTAATTTACAAGCACATACAGCATCTACTGGTCTTAATCCACCTAAGAATGTATCACTTATTAATGTTCTCGTACCTGCTGGTACACCTAACACAGGTGAACGTAATGAAATTGATACCGCTGGTACTGGTGATTGGGGTGGAACTGCATTCCAAGCAACACCTGCTGGACAGAACGCTGGTACATTCCCAACATTAACAGGTAACAAGTACTACTTACCAATTAAGAAAACACCTTATGATGCTAGTGGTGCTCAATACTATAATGAGAATGATATTCTACTCATTGATACTGTTGAGCAATCTGGTAGACATGCTGAATTTGTTAAGATTACACGTCTTCCACAGATTAATAGCACACCATACTATCTTGAAATTGAGAGATTACCATTTGGAACTCTATCTACGACAAGAACAGATCATCCTGATGAAACAAACATCTACAAGTGTACTGTACAGTATGATGCTACATGGATTACTACTTCTATTGATGCTACTGGTGCTGAAGATGATGTTTATCTCGCTCAGTTTGGTGGTGTATTAGTAGGACAAACTGATGCATCTCGTGGTGGTACAAATCCTGGTGATTACGTAATTATTTCTCGTACTGCATCTGGTAATGACGGTGAGATATTTGAACTTAAGACTACTTTAGTTCAGACTGCTAAGTTATTATCAGTTAAGAATGGTTGTGATTCTGGTAATCCAATAACAGTATTTGAAGTCAACTCTGTAACTGGTGCTGTAACCATTAATGGTGATCAGACATATACTGGAGCACTTACCTTAAATGGTACTTGTTCAACACCATATACTAACTCAACTACCAACAAGAAGTTAACTATAACAAATGGTGGTGGTATTAAGACGTTTGAGGTTGACACTTGTACAGGTGACACAGTTACTGGTAATACACATGGTACTGTGTTTATGAAGTCTGAGGAGTATGGATCTTCTCCTGAAGCACATACTAAGGGTGATACAGTTTATGTTTACTCTCATGACCCATTAGCAAGTAATACTTCTAATGCAAATGCACCGATTACAGTAACTGCACAAGCACTTTCACCTACAGATACTAGCTGTACATTAAATGGATATTCAACCATAGCAACTGCTACTGAGTTCCCATTCCAAGTTGGTGATTACTGTGCAATTTATGGTGCTACATTCAATAAGATTGAGGTTGTACAAATTACTGCTACACCAACTGTTACTGGTAGTGCTAATTCATATGTTTGGACAGTTCCATTTACATCTAACTCCACATATACAAATGGTGGTAGAGGATCAGCTTCTAATAAGATAGAAGGTACTGTTGCTCAAACATGGAGTTCTGGAACTTCATTTGTTAGACTAGCAAATCTTGTACCAGATACACAAACTGGTACTACAACTCATGTACAAACTACTACGTTGTTACGTGATATTCCTGCTGCAACATCAACAAGAGCTGCTGATAACACACTTAAAGCAAGAACTCCTAACACTAGTGATACTAGGTTAGAGATACCACTTGCTAATGCTGATTTGATTCCACCAAAATATGATAGGATTCATTTAGTTAGAATCGGTGAGGAATGGTTCACACCAGATAGTGTTGATGGTACTCTTGATGCTGGAAATGCTGTTAAGATGCCTAAGCATTATAGGAATCCAAATACTACAGCTACACCTCAAATAAAATTATATGATGGTGGTAAGATCAAGGCACATGATGATGTAGATATTTACGGTGGTAGTTTAAGACTTTGGGGTTCTGATGGTATTACACCAATTGCAGTTATCGCTAACGATGATGGACACATTGGTGATGGATCATTTGATGATCCTAAGACAGGATACACTGGATTGACAGTTACTGGTAGAGGTACTTTCTACGGTGATTTAACTCTTAATTATAAGTCTTGTGTGTCAACAGGAACTTGTACTACAACACCTAAGTTCAAGGCATATGCTATTACTGGTAAACTTGAGATGGGTCAGTCATTCTATATGACTGGAGATCCTAAAGAATCACCAGTACCTACAACCAAGACATTTACTGTTGATGGTTTGGGATCAAGTACAAGTGTTGCAACTGGTGACAAACCATTTAACATTTATCAGACTGGTGCTATTGATTCATTTGGTATTGAGAAGTACTGGACTGCTAATGGTGGTAGAAGACAGACTTATGTTGAGTTTGATTCAACTTCTGGTGTTGGTCAACAACAGGGTAATCCTTTAGCACCTAACAATAATTATATTATTAATGCTACTTCTGGAAGTAATATGATTCTTTACTTACCAGGTGATGCTACTGCGGATGTTGCTCAACCACAAACAGGTGACATGATTAGATTCATTGAAGTTAGTGGAAACTTAACATACAATACAAGTTTGATTCTTAGAGCAAATAAGATTAGTGCAATTGCTACAGCAATTCAAGGTGATACAGTTGGTACTAGAATACAGGCTGGTTCAGCAGCACCTGCTGGTAATGCATGGGATTCTGGAGAATTAATTATCCAGACACGTAATGCATCATTCGGTCTAGTATTCATAGGACAATATGATCTTGAGGGATCAGCAAACGCAAGACAAATACCAAACGCTTTACGTGGTTGGTGGTTAATGGAGTTATAATCAATGGCAGCATACTACGATTCTATTAAAAGCATGAAGACCGCCAAGGTAGGAACTATCTTACCTTGGGGTGGTGATGGAGGTACTGGATTCCTCGCTTCTAACATCCCCGTGGGATGGATTGTTTGTGATGGTGATCAAAGTATAAATGCTAAAGATTATCCACTTTTAGCATCTGTGATTGGAGATACTTATGGTGGTGACATGAGTACAGGCAGTCCCAAATTTCCTTATGAGAATGATAATAATGTATTTGGACTTCCTAATCTATCCAATCGTGCGATGATTGATTTGGAAAATTGGCAGTTAGATCTTGCAAAGTATCAGTATGGTCAAAATAATCCAAAGCAAGCAATTCTTGATGTAGCAGGTACTAAAATAAATGATTTAGTAACTGGGTTAGGTAATCAAGTTAAGACTACTTGGAATGCTACAGCAGATATTGATTTTACTTTAAATCTTACTGGTAATCTTTACTTTAAGGTCAATAATATAAAATTATCAAATCCTGATTTCACTGAGACTGTTTATACTCTTGGTCGTAAGTTGGGGTTGAACCACCTTCCTGCACATAGACACTCAGATATTATTCCTTCGTCTGGTTATCGTACTAGAGGTGCTATGACATTTAGAGCTGATAATGGTGTTGAGATGAAAGGTGATGTAACAACACAGATTTGTAATATTACAAAACCAAGGGTTGAATGTCAAGCTGTGGATGGTGATGCAGGTTCATATGAGTGGACAAATGGTAGAGATTTTATTACTTATTTTGGTGATGAAAGATATGAGTGGACTCTACCTACATGTGAATCTTTTATGGAATTTATTAATGATGGTGCTAATACAACCAATCCAGCAGCAAACTATTGGTCACAAGTTCCAGCAGGAAATAGTCATTGGAATACTAGAGGAGATGATACTGATGCAACTAGAGGTTCTGGTCATAAGGCAAATGATTATAGACAGAATATTTTACCTACTGGACAGGCAACTGCTGCTATAAATCAGACTATTCCAATGGATACACATACAATGCCAGCATATACTGGTATGTTTCCAAGACCAATAGAGGTAGGATCTAGACCAAATTTCCTTGGTTATACTGATACTAGTGGAGGTGCTTCAGCACCTAATATTGGTGGTATATTAGATCATCCAGAAGCAATTACAGCATTTGAGGTTGATAATGTTCCTATTACTAGTGGAACAACAGAAATTAATTTACCAGCAGGAACTGATATCAAGAGATTGTATGGTACTGCTCCTAATCAATGGTATCAGTATGATGCAATAAGACCTCTAATGTATGTAACAACTTCTGTTGCTTCTAATAAATGGAAGTATTTTCCAGAAGGTACTATTATTAATCAAATTACTCAAGATACTCCTGGTATATACACATTAAAACTAAATAAAACTACAACTGCTACAGGTACAATTAAATTAAAATTTAGGGATGGATCATATCCAACCTCTCTTAATCTAACTGCTGTATGTAAAAATCCTCTGAGTGATGCATTCAAATCTCACATGCATGATAGTTTTGAAATTGCTCAGACTGGTGGATCAATGACTGATGGTAATAAGATAATGACTTCTTGGACTGCTCCAGATGCTAATGGATCAACACTCCAAGCAGAAAGTCTTGAAGATGCTTTAACCATTTCAGCTGATACTTCACAACCTGCACTAACTGTAACTTGTATAATTAAGGCGTTCTAATGGCAGTATTATATACAAAAGAAAAATCAAAGTATGGTCACTTGACAGGTCAAATAATTATTTGGCCGATGGAGTACGAAGGTAATCCATCTCAAGGTCAAAACCCAAAGAATTTACCTGCTGGTTATTTGAAGTGTGATGGATCAAGGTATTTTGCAGTTGATTATCCAAGACTTGCTGCAATTTTAGGTACTGGAACTACTAGTAAGTTTATTAGAAAGAATCTAGATGGAACTAACTTTGATACTGTGAGTGATACACAGTTCATGGTTCCTGATTTTGGATCTAAGTATCCTGAACCTACAACAGGTGCTAACGCTGGTGTTTATAATAATATAAGAAAGGAAGATAACTCTCTTGTACCACAGGAGGTTAGTAGATCAGGTATTGGTATTGTTGCTGAGTCTCAGATAGGAGATAGTGTTGATATAACATATACTGGTAATATAGTTCTTCCTTCACAAGAAATTCCTATTCCAGGTAAACCAGGATACACATATGCTGGTGCAACTCATCGTACAGAGACTGTTGGTATTGATGAAGATATGATTCATGGTCATGCTCATTTTGGAACATTTGCTAGGGGTAGAATTATGACTACTCAGGCAGATGGATCAAACCCTGCTGAGACAAATAATACACCAAGAGCAGAAGGACCAACTGGTAGACAGACTGCATCAACTATTAATATTGAAGACTGGTTAGATAGAACATTATATGATAATAATAGTCCTTCTACTGCTGCTAGTTGTAGTGGTAGTAGTTGTAACCCACGTGGAGGTGGTCAACAGAAATGTAAAGCAATGGTGTATTGGAATCCAGGTGCAAATGTTCACCCAGGTTCTGCTTTCTATGCAGGATGTCAACCACTTGGTTTCTGTAACACAATCTATTGGAATGGATGTATTGAAGGAGGAGCACTTCCTGGATCTGGTACAACTAATGAGTGGGCAAGATCAGGTTGTATTATAAATGAAAATACAACATTTTGTGGTGGATTTCCTTGGGGTTCTGCTGATGGTACTAACTTAGCAATGTATGGTAATACATCTGCTTTCCTTCCACCTATACCATTTGGTTGTCAACCTTTAGTTGGATTACCTGTAACTGGTGGTGGTTCTGCTAATGCTTGTGAAACACAACCAGCAAGTTATGTTGCAGGTTTAGCTGGTGTCCCAGTTGATTGGAAGGGTACTACTCTTGCTGATGTTTTACCATTACAGAGTAATGATCAGGCAGAGTCAAGACGTTGTAATGCTGCTATAGAACATGTAACTAGTGATACTGCTGATCTAACACAGGCAACTGATCCTACCCTACATAATCATAGGATAAGGATAGATAAGAATGTTACTGGTGATCATACATATAAAGTTAGAACAAGAGCTGCTAATGTAGATCCAGAGAATTTATCAACAACTATGTCTATAGGTGCTGATGCATCAGCATCAATAGATACTGCTTGTGCTCCTTTTATTGTAATGGAATATTTAATTAAGGTTTAATTACTAATCATGGTAGTATCATCACGTCCATATAGAAATCCAAGAACAGGGTTTTATACTGATCTTGCTGTTGACTCAACACCAATTGGTACAATAGTTCCTAACTTAAAGACTGAGACAAATTCTTTTGATCATAGTTATATTAATGATAATACTGAACCTCATAAGCATTTAGAGGCTGGTGGTAATCATTATAATAATCCAGGTGATCAGGACAATGATCCAGCATACACTCATGAGGGTTATCTGTATTGTAATGGTTTAGAATATTATATTGCTGATTTTCCAGGATTATATGAGATAATTGGTAAAGAATATGGAGGATATCCTAGTCAAGGTATTGATGTAATTAATCCTGGAACTGGATATTCAACTGAGTCTACTGTGGTTATTTCTGCTCCATCTGGAGCTAATCCTGTTCAAGCAACGGCAAGTGTTGGTGCTGTTAATGGTAACACTGGTGCTATTATTGCTATTAATGTTAATAATGTTGGTAGTGGATACACTAGTGCTCCAACAGTGAATGTATATGGTAACGGTATTGGAACCTTTACTCATAATGGTATTGCTAATGGTAGCAGAACTTCTGGAACATATCTAGGAGTAAGTGCCACTGGTGGTAGTGGCACATCTGCAACATTTGATGTGGTTGTTGATGCTAATGGATTACCAACTGTTACTTTAAGGAATGCTGGTTATAATTATGCAGCTAATGATACTTTAACAATTACTGATGCTTTATTAGGTGGAGGTGGTGCTCCAAATATTATTATTACTGTTACTGCTGTTACTGGTGGTGCAGGATCAAGTGCAACCTTTTCTGTCAGATTGAATGCTAATGGACAGATACAAGGTATAAATCAAGCAAATGTATATGAATGGTTGGGTGACAATTATATGGGAACTTTTAAAGTTCCAGATATGGTTACTAAGAAGGTCGTTGGTAACAATTCAGTTTATGGAAGTAATTCTGCTAATGCTGGAGGTGGACAACTTGGTGTTGGTACTGTAGGTGGTAAATGGTACTTAGATCAGACTTTACAAGATGATTATTTTTCTTTAGGTCAGATAGTAACAACTGGATATGATAATGTAACTGAGACAGTATCTTGTGATATTATCGGACAACATAGTATTAAACTTACTATGGATCCCGAAGATTTAACTGGACCACCACAGCATAGTCATACAGTATTTCATTCACAACCTGTTAATGATCAAACAATTTCTACAACTAGTTTTGACAGGTATTTGGTTGACTATAGAGCAAGAAATGGAAAGGTAAGTCGTTGGTCTAATATTGGAGATCAGAAATTAGATCATACTCATGGTTTGTTAAGAAGACCAACCCCAGCTGGAGGTGTAGCAACTTATGATGTTTGGGATTGGCAAGCAGGTGCAGGTGATGCTGGATCACTTCAGAACCCAATTACATTCAGTGATGTAGCACCATCTAAGGTTAATACAACTAATAATACAATTGAGATAGGCAATCATGGATTGTCTAATGGTAATGCTGTTAAATACACAGAAGGTAGCACTGGTATTGGTGGATTAACTAGTGGAACAACATATTATATAAGAAGTATAACTTCTGACACATTTGAATTATATGGAAGTCAATCACAAGCAACTGATGTAGCAAATACAACAGGAAGAGTGAATTTAACTAGTCAGGGTTCTGGTACTCATAAGTTTGAATATACTACTGCTCTTTCCAATTTAAATTATCTTGCATCTGGTAGTGGTTCTGGTAGTTGGCAGTGGCAAACTAATGTACCAGCACCTTTATTTAAGAAGTTTAATGCAACATCTGATATTGGTGGTAGAGAAAAACAAACTACTCCTGGTCAAGATATTATTACATGGACTACTGTACTTGAAACTGGTACTCCTCAAATCAATAGTACTTTTAGTTGGCCAGTAGGAACAATAAACAAAATTAAATACACCATGACTGGTGGTGGTGGATCTGGTGGTGCTGGATCTTATAATGGTAATGATGGTGATGATAGTGTACTTGCATTGGGTAATGGATCTGTATTTAAGATAACTGCTGGTGGTGGTAAGAAAGGAATGGGTGCTACTGCTGGAGATAATACACCAGGAACTGGTGGAGCAGGAGGAACAGCACTTAATAATGGATCAACTAACGCAACAGGTGGTTCTAATGGAATTCCAGGTAATTCAGGAACAGGATCAAAATTATTAGAAACAGTACAATCAAACAACCCAAATACAGGTGGTAATGGTGGTGCTGGTACAATATATTGGAATCAAACTCAATATGGAAATGGAAGTTCTGGTGTCAATGTTAATGTAGGTGGACAATCTGGAGATTCTGGATGGATTACTCCTAATGCTAGTAATGGAGTATTTAATCTTTCATCTTATAGTAATATAACAGGTGCTCAATTTAGATTGAGAGGTGGTAAAGGAGGTACATCTACTGCTGATTCAGGTGGTGGTGGAGGTAATACATCAGCTGGTGGTAATGGTGCTGAGATTACTATTACCTTGTCAAATTTATGGATAACAAATAATAATGTACAAACTACTTCATGGATTGCATATGAAGGTGGTGGTGCTAATGGACAAGCTCAAGGAAGTGCTCCACTTGGAGGAAGTTCTCAAAGAGGTGGTACTGGTGGTAATGGTAGAAATGGTGGTGGTAATGGTGGTGGTGGAGGTGCATCCACACTACTAAAAGCAGGTGGTACTTTCGTTGCTGGAGCTGGTGGCGGTGGAGGCGGTGGTGCTTATGGTAACACTGGTGGATATACTGGTGAACCTGGTGGTCCCCCAGCTGCAAACGCACAAGGATATTCTACTATTCAATATGGATCAGGTGGTAATGGTGGACAAGGTGAATGTGTCGGCGGTGGAGGCGGCGGCGGTGGAGCTGGCTGCAACAGTGGTACGACATATGGTGGTGGTACTGGTAATGGTGGTGGTGGTGGTGGACCTGGTGGATCTCCTGGTGGAGACTCTGGACACCAAGGCGGTAGAAGAGGAAATGAAGGAGACTCTGGTTGGTTAGCATCTATGTTCAGTGGTGCATATAATGATGATCACACTGATACTAATGGTTCTGCTAGAATGAAGGTTGAATGGAATAATGACTACTGGACTGCTGGTGCAGGTGGTGGAGGTGGTGGAGCAATATGGCAGGGACAAGTTGATTGGGCAACTGCTGGATCTCCATCAACAGGTGGAACTTATACCATTGGTTCTGGTGGTTCTGGTGGAAATGATCCAGAAGCAAGTAATACTTCAGGAAAATCTGCACAAGGTGGAAATGGTTATTTGAAATTGGAAGCAGGTGTAGTAACAGGAAATTCAGGTGGTGGTACAACAATTACTACAGACCCTATTATTCAATCTGGATCTATAGATGATGATCAATTTGATGTTAGTATAGTTCCTGATGGTAATGGTGTTGGTAATGGTGCTGGATCATTTAAACTTCCAACAACACAAGTACCAGTGGTGGTATTTACAGGTGGTGGATCTGTTACTGCTCATGCAACAGCAACAGCAACACTCACTGCTGGTAAAGTAACTGATGTTGTATTAACTTCTGGTGGATCTGGATATACAGAAGCACCTGTCGTTCACGTATTACATGGTGCTGGTGGAGGATCTACTGTTA